AAAACAACAAATGCTGAATAGTCACCGCCTATACCTCTAGCAGTGTCTACTGTAATACAATAATAATGATCTTCTTGTGGGTCTTCATATATATCAACACCGTTTCCTTCAGGATTCTCATATAAAGGATCTTTAGAACTAAGTGTTGCTATAGTTCTAGCGTTGATAAGTGTGTTCGATGACCCTAAGAAGTCACACAGTACTTCCTGTGTGAACTTGAGTTCGCCAAGAAGTTTTAACTGCTGTTCTGCCCATGCCTCATCTCTGCCTGGAATATCAGTATAAGGAATAAAGTGACTAACGAATCCATTCGTGCCTTTCTCTGCTTCATTCCAGAACTTCCAGAAGTGATTATAACCAAGAGGAGTAGAAGTGAGTAGAATCTTTGTAGTTTCACCAGCAGAAATTGTAGGATATACAGATGCGAAGAATTCGTCTGCAACATTATTAGGAATGATTGCCGCTTCGTCAATGTATAGCCAGTTTACAGACTTACCACGAATACCAGATGTCGTTGTCGCTGCTGTGAATACTCTACAGTTATTCTCTAACTCAACGTCCCCTTTGTTCCATGTCTTTACGCCTTGCTGCATCCATATAGGCAAGTTCTCGTACATCGTTTGATAACGAAGAAGTACTTCTCTTGCTGATGCTGTTTTGTTTGCCATGATAGCAACAGTTTTATCAGCATTAAATATCGTGTAGTGAAGAATACAAGCAGCAGCAGTAACAGTCTTGCCTTGCTGTCTGCCTTCCATCAGAATAACTTTGCGTTCGTTGACTATGATGTCAACTTTTTTCTTTTGACAATCATACAGTTTGAATAGTTGTAGACCATTATCTAGTGTCACAATATGACAATAGTTCTCAATAAAATAAATTGGATCTGATTGACACTTTAGATACTCTTTGATTTGTTCTTGAGTAAAATCGTGTTTATGTCCAATAGATTTTAAGTTAGGATTTCCGTGATAGGAAGTTTCTTCACTCATGCTCTATTACTTGCTCATCTTTTAATGCTCGTAGCAAATCTTTTGTACTGCCAACAAACAAGTTATTATTTGTTACTGCATTGTTTTTAGCTTTGACTTCTTCGCCTTTGACTTTTTTTGCTTTGTCTTGTACGTCCATCATAGCATTCGCATTGTCTTGTAATGCTTTGATAAGCTGACCTGCTACTTCATATGCTCTAGGCTGGTCACTGTTTCTTGCAATGTGAAGCATGCCTTTGATAGCTTCTTCGCTATATTCAGCAGTTCTCTTCAAAATATCTCGTGCTTCTTGGAAGTCATCTTCTAAATCTTGTTCTGCGTTTGCAGGAGGCACAGGAAGATTATTTTCTTCTCGTGTCTGTTTTAGATTGCTCTCAAGAGCCTTTGTCTTGTCTTTTGTGTTAAACGTAGCGTCTAACTCTTCAAATGGATTATTCAATTTCATCACCAAAACTTTCTAAGATTGAAGTTATATATTCATATTCATCTGCTGGCGTTAATGTTTTATCTATAACACCATCGTTTCCTATTGTAGCTGTGCTCTTAACTCTTACATTTAAGAAGTCATCTTTCTCGTACAATTTAGCAATAGATTCTTTAATGACTCCTACATTGTCAACAGGACCGTAGAAGTTTAATCTCATTGTAAAGTTAAATGTCCAGATAATACTTTGTCTGTCAGCAAACTCGCCTTCATATGTATCATCATAGTCTATGTTATCGAGTGTAATTTTTATGTCTCGCTTAATACCAAGCGTAGGCATCTCGTTGACAGTAATATTAAAATCAGGATTGAAAAAAGGTAGTATCTGTTCTACAATTCTGAGTCCGTCTTCTTGATTCTTTGCAAACACATATAGAGCAAGAGACATGTTGTAAGGCGTTGCTACATAAGAAGACCTTACAGTAGTTGTATCATCGCCCTCTCCTACTGCTTTGTTTCTTTGAATAGGAGAAACTTTGCGACTAGGATCATATGTTAGCTGCTGAATCTCAAATCCCATACGAGGCAAAACAATTGCCACTTCGCCACGAGACTCTGCGTCAGGTATCAAGGCGATACGAGAGAGAAACTTTTGCTTTGTCGAGTACGCAAGAGGCACACGCATAACTTGTGCGATTTCCCCTTCATTTGTTCTTCTTTCTACACGAATGTTATTAAATATCATTCCGAAAGCAACAATCGCTTTGCGAATATGTTCGTGATAGAATTGAGTATTTTTAAACATTAACCTATTTCTCCAAACGGATTGACTTCAGAGAAATCTAAAATATCATCAGCCTCATTTTCTAAAATGAAATCAGTATTATCAGTTCTTTCTGTAGACTTAGTAAGCGCATAGTCTTCTAGAATAATAGAAGTGCCATCTTCTTGTAGTAGAAGTGTACCGTCCTCTAGCAAGAACTGATACAAGAACATATCGATGTTTTGTTCTGCGTATATGTTATCTATAACAGCAACGCCAGTGTTAATAACCTCAGAAGAATACTCAAAAGTTTCACACTGTAGATTGAATACATTGATCTTGCTTAACTGATAGAAAGGATTTTGAAACTCTACCATTTTGATCTCAAGCATAGAGCCAGTGAGAGGAAAGAATAGTAAATCGCCCTCTGATGGTCTTGCTTCTAGTGAGAATACACCGCCAGAAGTTTGTACCATTTGCTCCCATCTTCTTTTAGATAGAACAAACGTAGCTTGATCTCGTATCTCAATACCAAATTTTGTAAACAGTTCGCCCTGGCCTTCGAAGCCATCGACATTCTGAATATACATTTCTAGAGGATACGCTTGATTAAACTGAGACAACGTATCTTCGTCAAAGATATCATCAGTTGCTACTTGTGTTCGTGGGAGATAGTAGATATCTTGCCCGTAGATTTTTAAGCTCTCAATGATAAGGTCTTCGATGAGACGCTGTTCATTGGTAGTTCCGCTTGTCAGTCCACTTTGAAAATAAAAGTTTGTAGGCATGAGTCTATCCTACATAGAACGAAGGAGGTAATTCGTAGCGAGATTGCATCTCGTCTTCTATAGCATTAATCTCTGTAATAGCCTCTTCGAAAATTTTGTCGCCGTTGAGCGTAACACCGCCTGGCATTTGAATGCCACCAAACTTCTTCATGTTCTCGCCCCACTGTCTTTTGATAAGAGCAGTAGCGTATTTCTTTAACCACATATCGTCATAGACTTCTGTGTATTCTTCTGGATCAAGAATTGCGTAAGCCTCAGCAACTACATAGTCGCCAGGATCAAATGTCTTATCCCAATCTGTGTCGATATATAGTCTATCGGTCTTTCTGTTAAAACGAATCTGTCTGTCACTGATAAGAAGTTCATCGAGTGTTTGAAGATGAGACTGAACCATGCTGTAGTAAATCATGTCAGCGCCCATCAGATTGTACAAATCGTTTTGTCTAAACTGATACTGTATGTCGAATAAATTGCCGTCTTTAGTGTTTGAAGTTGCAGCACCACCAAAGTTGAATAGTCTGATAACACCTGTAATGCCGTTACTGATAGGAATATACTTGTTATCCATATCACCTGCGACATACGGTGTAGTATCTAAAACAGCAGTTGTGCCAGAAATAGAACCTGTGATTGTTTCTCCTGCTACAAATACGCCAGCAGTATCTTCAACAGTTAGAGTTGTGCCCGAACCACTCCTTACTACTGTACTAGCACCTGAAGTTGAACCAGTAACTCTGTCGTTATTTAGAAAGTTACCACCAGCAGAAGTAGTGAGATTGAGAGTAGAGCCAGTAATCTTATGTTGAACATAAGTTCGCTCTACGCCATCAAAATGATACTCTTGCCAAAGTTGAATGGCATCATCGATGCGGTCGTTGACCTGATCTTCATCAACATTAATTTCGATGACAGGAAAGCCAAGCCTACGCAAACAGTAGTCTATTAGCTCTTGTCTAGTTGATAATGCCATTTTAGCTTAACGCTCCTAAGTCTTGTGTTGTGAGTGTACCGTTTGGAGTGTCTAAACTATCAAAATTCGAATCTAATTCTTGACCAAAAGCGTCTTGAGATGTCGATAAGTCACCCAAATCTCCTGTAGGAAATGTCACAGAAGGATCTGATTCAGCATAGTTTGCAATTTTTACAATAGCGCCACTAGCTGTTTTAGTAAATATTGCCTTGTCAGTTGTATTTATGGCGATCTCGCCTACCTCTAAGTCATCTGAGGTAGGCGCACCGCTCAATTCACGCCTTTTAGGTTTTATTACTATAGACATAATTTACATCCTTAGTTCAACAATGTACCAGCTGAATTATAGATACCGATTCTATAATACGCACTGCTTTGACCGTCTAACAAATCAGCGTCTAGACCAGAACCTGCTCCGTCAACTGTTTTAATTTTAGTCAAAATATCTGCTGCTGTGTAAGAAGAACTTGCTAACTTAGCATTTAACTGAGTTTGAATGTTGCTTGTTACACCGTCAAGATAATCAAACTCTGTAGATGTAACTCCAGTTGCTTTCAAGTCTTTTGC